GGGTAGACTAGCCTCACGGCGCTGCTGTGATATGGACTTTGTTGCGGTTGTCTTGGACTTGGCCATAGTAAAAATTCCTTGTTTAATGTATCTGCATTTTAGCATAACAAAAATCCAAAAAACTACTAAAAATATTACTGCGAATCAGCGATAGCTAGGCGCGCCAAATGTTCGCGCATTTCAGCAACATCAGGTTTTTCTGGCGCCGGCTCCAAATGTACCAGGTCGTGTAGGTAACGGCATAGATAAAATGCCCTAGCAATCCGATAACGTTTTTCAAGCGGTGTTTTATATTCTTTTTTGGGAAAATCGGGATGGTGTCGGTCAGCAAAACAGCCTTCGGGAGTGTCAAAATACTTGCAGTTTTCATTGGCGTTGGGGCATGGTTGCCGCGCCATATCACTTTTCTACGCCATCAAAAGTCGTGACCTCGGACTCCCACGCCGTCTGCGCGTCACCCATAGTAATCACGCCGTCCAGCGCCATGTCCACTAATTTATCAAAGGCTTCATAGCGAGCCAGCTGTTCATAGCGCGTGGCCAGCATAGCCTCGTGCTGCTCAAAATCAAATTCAGGCTGGCTCATCAGGCAACTCTTCCCAGCTTTTCAGCATTTCAATGGCTTGCTTGCGAGTCATCTGGCCCTCTGAAATCACAATCGTCAATCCGCGCCAGGCCAGCTCAAGCTCCGGCCTCAGCTCCACCACGTTCGGCATAGACTCCTCGATCCGCTGATCATGGCGCCAGCCAGCCTCATCGTGCAACGATATTTGATTTTTATTTTTGTCCATAAGCATAATTATACGCCCACAAAACCAAATCTAGTAAAACTAAATTTAGCTTAAGCGTTCAAAAGAGCAACAAGTTCAGCCTGAGTAGTCTCGGCCGTATACGCAATGTTCTTGTACCGACATTGCGCCCTAAGTTGCTTCTTATTCTGATAAGTAATTGGTGTTGGAAATGCTGCTGTTGATGCCATAGCTTTATTATACCACTAACGCTTGTGCTTGCGCCTAGCTTTAGCCAACTTATTAGGAAGCTGCTTAATGTTAGGCGTCTCGTGCGCCCAACGCTTAGCTAAAGTCGGAAGCTTGGCGAACATATAACGCTGCTGTGCCTTAGAACGAAATGGCATATTACAAAGCCCGAAGGATTAAAAGTATCAGTAGGATGACGAGTAAAATATAAACTAAATTCATGAGCATATTATATCAGATTGACATTAGAGGGTTTGATGTTGTGATAAGAGTTCGTGATTTTTTATAAAAAATGGGGGAAGGATGTATACGCTCATACTTCAACGCAAAAGACCCACCCCCCCGCCTTCATTACGAACCGCCTGACCAGGCGCGTGGTGGGTCGGGTCGTGTGCCGCGCACACATAATGATTTGATTTGACATACATACATATATATTATGGCTAACCACCTCACGCCGTAAAATACACATTGTGCGACACGAACAAACTACGAACATAACAGGGGTCATAACCCTTATGTTAGGTCGTATAGTTTTCTATATACCTATATATACACATATTACACCATAAAACCTTTTATTCTGCTTGTTACATTGTTACAAGTTCAGGCCGCATACTGAAAATAATCTTTCTATAGCCTTCTATATTTTTTTATTTGATTCAAGACCTTGTAGCTGTAACAAAAAGAAAAAGGGTTAAATGGTTTTTTTGTTACACCATTTTACCTCTGTTTTCTTTTACATATTAGAACACATTAATTTTGTTACACCAACTTAGCCATTTTTGACTTCTAGCTGTAACAATTGCATAACATCCGCAACCGAATTAAAACCCCTATATATATAAGTATCAATACATTATTAAAAAAACTATTGACATATAATTAATGGCGTGGTAGTATGTTTACAGCTAAGCAAAGGAACGCTGGCTGGACAACCTGAGTAACTGTTGCCCTGAAACTAAACTGCTCAATCAATGTTCTAAATATCAATTAAATGGTGTTGCCACTACAGCCGAACGGAGTACCAGGCGCGCACCTGAACGGCTCACCGGCTGTGGCGGCGACATCATAAGTAAAGGTGTAAAAATCTTATGAGCGAAATAATATCATATGAAGAGCTTGCCAAACGCCTAGACGCGGTTAAGCTATTCAATAAAGCGCCGGAATTGGATCCGGAAATATACGATGGTTTGGAAAATGGCAGCCTGTACGAGGATGAGCCATGCGAGTGGTTTGTTAATAAAGCCACAACTCCAAGCTGGTGTTGTGATACACATATGTATGATGGTACTGGTGATTTGCCGGCAACCGGAGATCATCCGGAAGTTTGTCAATTTGGCGAAGACCAGGAGCCAAGCGAAATATATCAATGGTACTTAATAAGCCCTAGCGATGCCGACTATATGAAGCGAAACACTGACGAGCTGATCTTTTACAGCGAAGTGCTAGACGAGTATGTTTGGGGAGTTACCCATTTTGGAACACCCTGGAGCGCTGTAATGCTAGACTTTGGGAAGGATCAAGAATAATGAAAATAGCAGTATTTGAAACCAAGACCGAAGCCGACCGATACAAGGAGTTTGCCGAGGGCATGACCTGGAAACAAAACGAACTTGGCGGCTGGTATATTGAAACCTATGCCAGCACACGCGGTGGATCCTGTCGCTATGGCCAGGCTTACAAGCCAGATGTTAGCTTGCAGGAAGCCAAGCAAAGGTTTGTAAACTTCTATTGGCCATTGAACCAACGCGACAACGAAGAAGAATAACATCTGACCTGTGGCCGGATGTCAATAAAAGACGGCTCACCATAAACTAAATAAGGGGGAATCAATGAACGACCTGTTTATTGAAACGCCTGTAAAACCCGAAAGGGTGGGAAGGGCAAAAATGCCAAACACATCAAAAGGGGCCAGCAAGCCAGCCAAGAGTTATAACAAAACTCGCGGCGAACACAATAAAGATATTGTGATTGCGATCCTCATAACAACCGTTATCGCCTTTGTTGGCGGTATGCACTTTAGCAATAATCAGCATGCGGAAACCGCGCGAGCTGTATCGGCTGCAACAGCAGTAAAAAAATAACGGCGCCGGCGCTGAAGACTGACCCAGCGCCAGCCGTACAGGTTACGGCGCCAGCAACACCGGCCAACTGCAACGCAGTTAATGGCTATAACTGGGACACGCAGATTGCTTATGCAATTTGCCAGGCTGAAAGTTCTGGACGGCCAGACGCTACCGGCTATAACTCCAATGGCACGATTGATCGGGGATTGATGCAAGTCAATTCTACCCACGCTGATTTGGTGGCTGGTAACGTGACCGCGCTGTACGACCCAGCCACAAATATTAAAATAGCGTACTCACTAAGCAAAGGCGGCACAGACTGGACGCCCTGGAGTACCTACAACAATGGGAAATATCTAAAATGGCTTTAAAATATCAAATAGGCAAGCGACAAATACACCGCGATTGGGTGGTGATAATATTACTCTATAGCCTGATTTTGTTTATGGTGCTAACTGCCTGGTTTGCATTAATGTGCTGGATAGGTTCAAAATAATGAAATTATATAATTACCAAGAACAATATTTATCAAAATGCCCTGGCAGTTGCATTATGGCGGCCGATCTTGGCACAGGTAAAACTCTTATGAGCCTGGCCCACTGGGAACGCCAGAATACTGGCCGGCCGCTTTTAGTGGTGGCGCCAGCTAGCAAAATACGCACCGGCGACTGGCAAGCTGAGTTCGGTCGCTGGTTTATGACGCCTGGAGTCGCACAGCCACCAGTTACATTTATTAGCTACGAATCCTTGCGACTGATGGACAAAGAAACACACCGGCCGCGCTGGTGGAAATATACTGGCTTGCGAAATGGCGGCCAGGTTTATGATGTTATAGCTGACGAGTGCCACGCGCTGAAGAATCCCCAGGCCAAGCAGAGCAAAGCCATTTATGAAATTAAAATGAGTGGCGGCCTGTTCATCGGTTTGAGTGGTACGCCAATGCCTAACGGCTGGATTGACTTTGCTGGCTATTCTAAGCTGTTTGGCTTTGTTAAGGGCATCACCGAGTTTAAGAATAAGTACTGCAACTATGTTGATTACAAAGGTTTTCCAGAGCTTAAAAGCTATAACCGCATACCCGAAATGGAGAGCCAGCTAAAACGGATTGCCTATAAGCTAGACCGCGACCAGGCCGCCGAGTTACCAAGCCGACAGATGATAGCCGAACATATTGAGCTAACACCGAAAGCCAAAAAAATATATTACACCTGTAAACTCACACGGCAACACCCGAACACAAGCGAGCTTTTAGACAACTCTAGCCGATTGCTTTCAGTATTGCGCCAGAGTACTACGGATGCCCGGCTGGATAGTCTTTTATCTGTCGTCAACGATACCTCAGACAATATCGTGATCTTCTACAACTACATCAGCGAGCGCAAAGCGATACTTAACTTGTTAAGCAAAACTGATAAGAAAATATTGCGCTCAGACGGTGATAAACACGATACGCTGCCGGCGGCTGATGCTAACATTAAAAACACTATATTGCTGGCGCACTATAAGTCAGGCAGCACTGGGCTTAATTTACAATGGGCCAATGTCACAATATATTTCTCACCGACCTACAGCTATCAAGAGTTTGAGCAATCTGTTGGCCGCACACACCGGCAAGGGCAGACTAAAAAATGCCTGTATTATCTATTCAGTGTTAGAAACACAGTTGACCACGATATTTGGAATTGTTTGAAAGAGAAGCGCGACTTTAACGAAAAACTATGGGAGGCAGAAAATGAAAACTAAAAATATCTCGATAAATGTTGACGGCCATAAGTTTAAGCTTTGGCCAGGCACTACCTCTAAACATTGTGAGAGTTGCGGCATAGGCTACGAAACATATTTAAATCTTGGCCCGAAGTGTCGTAACTTTATTGATAAACGCGCACTATACCATCAGGTTTTGGACAAATACTTAGATGCTGGTGGCGATCCTGAATTTGTAATAATATCGCAAAAGGATTTAACAAACTTAATGGAGGCAAAATAATGGGTAAACTAGCAATGCAATACAATCGTCAAGCTTTTGATAAAGTTATTGACAAACTACAAAACAAGTACGATATAACACCGCTTACACCGTACCAATGGCGGTTCAATAACAAAATAGATATTTACCCTTCAAACTGTAAGTATTTTGAAATAGATAAACAATTTTGGGGAGAATATTATTCAAATAATAAATTGGAAAAGTTTTTAGAAGCCTACTTTAAAGGGGAAGTATTGTAAAGAAAACTATTGACATAATTAAAGTTTTTTGATAGTCTATATGTACCAAGCAAGAAAGGGGAACGCTGGTGAAAATCAAAATTAAACACATACCTAGTGAGTATGTCGCCGACTTTAAATGGTTCGGCGTAAAATGGAACAGAGTGTTTAGATGGATCAAGCGATAGCCAAGATCGGCTTGCCAGTTAGGTGTCGTAAATGCAGGGTCAGGGGCTTTATAATACCCGGCAGCGATTACGGCGGCTGGTTCAAATCTATGTTATTCACTCGGCCACACTTGCGCTGGTACTGCCCGGAACATTACGAAATCGGCAAAGCAGTAGATACTCGCTTTAACGAGATTCACGTAGAGGTGCCGGTAGATACCACCGAAGAAGAACTGTACGCATTATTAGATTAAGGGAGAAGACAATGACAGCAAATCAAACTCAACAGTTAGTTAAAAATCCAAATACTAAAAAGGCTATGGCTGTACTAGCCAAATATGCTCAACTGGAAAGCCAGCTAAAGAGTGTTGAGAAGGAAGCCAAAGAAGCTACCGAACTTATTAAAAATGCCATGATCGAGGCCAGCGTTCCTAAAATAGAAATTGACCTACCTGGTCTGACCGGCTACATCACACTAGCCGAGCGCACCAACTACCGCGCCGAAGACATAGAGCAAGTACCTGAAGAGTTTACCAAGCCAGCGCTTGATACTGACAAGGTTAAAGCTCATCATACGCTAAAAGGCGAGCTGCCAGCCGGTGTTGCCGAGTCCAAGACTCAGTACATTACCAAGAAATTCAAGGTGGTAGAGTAATATGAAACTCACTTTTAAATTAGTAACCGCCAAAAACGAAAATGATTTTGAAGCTCTAGTCAATCATTGGTTAAGCCAGGGCTATAGGTTCATAAATGACCAGTCAATGTTAATTGATCGCAAAGGTAGATATTCACTTGGAATGATACTAGAAGAAGGAAATCAAAATGTTGAAAACGCTTAAATGGGTTTATGGTCTAGGGGTTAAGCAGGAGCGCCAGCGCATAGCTGCGGGGCTTCAGCTACAGCAACAAAGGGCGCGCACCTTCAACGAAGCCGCATTAGTTATGATTCGCGATCCGGCCAGTAAAAAAGAGGTTGCTCAAAAGCGCCGGCAACGCTTAGAGTTGCAAATGGCTGTCAATGATCGCATCCAAGAAATCGTCAATGAAATGTTTAGAACTGAAGGCGGTGAATGGATTAATGCTAACTCTATAATGTTTCCAGACGAAGGGAAGAAAAAATAATGCTTTTACACGGCTTAGTAGTTTTTCTGTGGCTTCTCTGCATCGTAGTAGCGATTGTGGCCACTGTCCTGTTAATAACCGGATCACCGGACGGAACCTGGGCCGCTGCTATATTCTGGTGGGCTGTAGTAGGTGTATCATTTTACCTACACCGCAAGGCTGTGAGAAAGCAAAATGTTAATTGATAGATTCAAGTGCTGGATGGGCTGGCATACCTGGAGCATGTATCGGGGCTATGGAGAGATCCATCCACATCATACGGCGCGTTGTTTAAAGTGCGGAAGGAAATATAATGGATAATGGTTTTCTAATTTTTATGATTGTATTGCTTGGCCTGATGTTCTTGGCTGGCATCCATCGCCGTCATTTACGCTCTAAAATAGTTAAGCGTATGATTGAAGACGAATATAGTGGTAGTGAGATCGAAAAAGCATTAAAAGCCTATGATGGCGAGGAGAAATAGTTATGGACTTAGCCAAAGTAGCGTTAGATCCGACTGACGCAGAAGCCCAATACAAACAATATTTAGAAGTGGTCAAAGTTCGCAAAGAAAAACAGTACGAAGATTTAAAGAAAGTTTATCGCGCGCTTAAACAAGGCTACAAAGTCATTGATATTTTTCAAGCTTTTGAACAAACTGGAGCCGAAGACAATCATCCTAAACTAGCTATAGCCAAAGCTGATGACCGTCAAGTATTTTTCATTAAGGAGCTTGGTGGTGGCCGGTTTAGCAGTGAAAATGATAGCTGGCGCGAGCGTGTAGATGATGTGACTATCCCAGGCGGTATGTTTCCTGATTGGGAGCTTACAGATGAAGCTAGAGGCCGCTCTAACTGGAATATTAAAGATCGTGTGATTACAACCAATGTACCGATAGTGCCAGGCCATCTATTGCCCGAAGGTAAATTAGAAAATTACTACGTTTTGTTTGAAGCACCAGAGTGGAACCCTATTGCGGCTACTGACGATCCCTACCTACTTAGGCGCATCAATGCCAACACCTTTATAGTGCTGGCCGAGTGGGATGTTACCGATGTTGAAAAAATAGTAATGAGAGGGGTTTAGCAATGGCAAGATTAATATTCGTACTAGGGCATCCAGGCACAGGCAAATCATCAGCCTTGCGTACATTAAAAAAAGAAGAGACTGGTTATATATCAGTTACCGGCAAAGAGTTGCCGTTTAAGTCAGACTTAAAGCCAGTAGTCTCTAACAGAATAACCGCTGTCAAAGACCTGATTGTGAAGAGCAAGAAACCAATCATCGTAGTTGATGATGTAAACTACCTATTCACCTTCCAGGTATTCGGCCGCGTGGGTGAAAAAGACCAGTGGGCCGTGTTCAAAGACATCGGCAATGACTTTTTCCAACTGGTTAAAGCCATCATTGATAAGCCAACTGACCAGAACATTTACCTATTTGGCCACATTGAAATTAATGATGAGCGCCTGGTGCAGCTTAAGACCGCCGGCCAGACTATCCGCAATAACATTGCGCCAGAAGGCTTGACTAACATCGTGCTAGAGGCCGTCAATGATATGGGCGAGTTCGTGTTTAAAGTTCGGTCAGATGGCACTGGGGTGAAGTCTCCAATTGATATGTTTGAAGACAAGACCATCCCGAACGATTTGAAGTTAGTGAACGATAAAATTAATGCTTACTATAAGGGGGCAAAATAACATGGATAGCTCAAGCAATCCAGGCTACCGAACAGCCTACAATATCAACCATAAACTTCAGGCTACTAATAAGCTTGATGAAAACGAAAATCCTACCGGCGGCGAGGTTAATCTTCACGTTATAAAACGCGGCGATACTGAATACCCGGCGCTCATTGTCAACTGGCAAGATGGCCCCAGGGGTAATATTGAACCAGCTAACGGCGCCTTTGTTGAAGATGTGCTTTGGGCCGCGCTCCAGCGCCTTGAGTTTTTTCAGGACAGCAAGTACCGTTGCCGTGAAAACGCAATAGCGATTACAAAAATAGAAGAGGCACTATTCATATTAAAAGACCGGCAACTGTCACGCAGCTTCCGGGGCGTAGAAGGAAAGCACGAGGTTTAATAATGGGTTTATTTGACGATGTAATTGATAACGTAGGTGAACCGCACAAAACTTATAATGGTTTTGAGTACGGTACTCACGAAGTAATAATTGGTGAGGCCGAAGCCAAAGCTAAAGACACCAAAAAAGCCAAAGGTTGTGCTGTGATTGAAGTCACAGTAATTGGCAAAGAAGACAATGAAAAAGAAGCCAAGTGTACGCTATGGTTCCACACCGAAGGCGCGGCCAAGATGTCTGTTACCAAAGTACTAGGCTTGCTGATACATAGTGTCGGTGAAGAGAAAAAAGATGCTGTGCGCGAACTAGGCAAGAAATTATTTGGTAGCATTGACGATCCGGTTAAGGCTCGTGATGTTGCCGCAAAGCTCATTAATGACAAGCTAATTACCAAAGAAGCCTATCTTGTGGCCGAACCGCAAGGCAACTACACCACCACCAGTTACGGTGACTTATGGCACTATGCTGCTGAACCACAGGCTGCTAGAAGTACTGAAGCCGTGATAGCTGCTACCGGCGGCGAAGATGTTACGGACGAATTAGCTGACGATATACCAGAGGATCTATAATGGACAAACCAGTAAAACGAACCAAACCGCGCAATAAGAATGAGGGATTTGTTGGCTTACAGCTGACTCCTGATTTGCTCAAGAAATTGGATGCCAGGGTTAAAGCTACTACGCTTAACCGTAGTCAGATTATTCGATTAGCGATAATTGAATACCTAAAATAGCGTAAGCTTATCGGTCGTATACGCTAGGGGTAGCGTGATGCAAATGTGGCTGGTTAGCGTTAAAATAGAGGGTACTCATGGCAGACAAAGACGAAGAATTAGTAGTATCAACTACCGAACAGAAAATGACGCTGAAGGCTAAACAAGCCAAAGCGATCACTAATAAGTATCGGATAGTTAGATTCAGAGGCGCGGTTCTCTACCGAGCTGATGCCGGCTGGGAGCCGCTGTCTTTTGATGAGTTCGCGCGGATTTGCTATACGGTACACGGAGCTGGCATACGCCAAACTCAAATTAAAGACCTTCAGCATCTATTTTTCGCCAGCTCAGATGACCTGACTAAGTATGCTCACTATATAGCTATGCCGGATGGCCGAGTGTGGAATATGAAGACACTTAAGTTTACCGATAAAGTAGCACCAGAGGATTGTGTCTATACCACAGCCATCAACCCGACTGATGGCAACTCACATCGTAAATGGTTAGAAGAAGTCACACTTGGCGACAAAGAGTTGGCTAATGACATAATTAGAGCATTGGCCCCGGTGTTCATGCACAAAAAGCCATTTGGTGTGTTCTGGTTCTTAGGTAACGGCGCCAATGGCAAGTCCACTACGCTTAAAGCTCTGTACGCTATATTTGGCAGCGATCCACCATATACGCATAATCGCTGGTTCAGTCAGCTAACTGTCCGGCAGATTGAAGATGAGCGCGATACGCCAATGGTCAACGGTAAGCTTGGCAATGTCTGTCTTGAGAGTAATGACGGCCACATTAAAGATACTGGCGGTTATAAAAACTTGGCCGAACACAGCACTTTCAGTGTGCATCGGTTCAATAGCCAGGATGGAGCGGTAGTAGATGGCAATGTCCACACCATTTTTAACGCTAACAATATACCTACCTTCGCTGATAAAACTCAAGGTGTACGCCGGCGCACCTTTACTATTCCGTTTCGGGCCAGCTTCGCTCAAGATAACACCTTTGATGAAAAATTGTTTGAAAAGCCTAACTTCTTATCAGATTTGTTAGGCGAAATATTGGCTACCACAATTGCTATCAAAAAGAATGGCTATAGCTATGCTTTCAGCGACCAAACTCTTAAGGCCAAAGAAGATTATGATGAAGAGGTTAATACTGCCGAGACTTATTTTGAAGAGTTATTGCAGACTGAAGTTTGGGGCTTTACTAACTTCACCGATCTAACTAAGGATTACCAACGCTGGTGCGATGAGCGTAGCTACTCGCCGCTGGGCCGTAAATCCATCGCTCATGCTGCCAAAATTGTAGGTTATGAGCGTAAGGCATTTAGGCAAGAAGAGAAGCTTATTACAAGATATG